CGGCGCGTGGCGCGGGCCGACGCCGACTCTTTGGCGGGGGCCGATTTAGCGGCCGGGCCAGTCAGCATCTTGGGGGCCACATCCGTAGCGGCTTCTTTGGCTGCGGGACCAGTCAGACGCTTGGTCGGGGCTGCCAGTGTCGGCTGTATGTATTCGCGCAGCTTCTCAGCGGCCGCAGGAGCGCGATTTGCCAGACTCTTAGCCGCAGAAGCAACGCCCTTCAAACCGGCGCCACCAGGCAGCATCATTTCTTCGGGGCGGACTGCTTCTAGGCCTTGCTTTTCGGTTTGCTCTTTGCGGGCAGCGCGAGCAGCGGGTGTAGCGGCTTCTTTTTCAGCCTTAGCATAAGCAGCTTCATTCGCTTGTTTTTTAGCAGAGCGCTCTTTGGCGTAAGCATCCAGCTCTTCAGCAGTGGGGCCACGTCCGCCGCCCGAACCGCCCATCTTAGACGCCGCATACGCTGCCGCCTCACCAGCGCCTGCGCCAGTGCGCGTGTTGCGCGAAGCGCGGGCGGCAATATCGTTGTCCACGCGACGGGCCGAGGCCTGTTCTGCTTTGGGCGCCGACTCCCCACGACGGGTCAAGCCTTGTTGCTTGTTCATGTAGTCGCGCAAAGACAGGCCAGATTTGGCCAATTCTTCTTTGGTGACAATGGGCGCCTTCTTGGGAGTCTTGGCGGCATACTTGCCTTGGCCAACGTTGGACTCCATAGCGGACTCGTCAGCCGCTTCTTCCTTGGGCTTGTAGCTAGGGGACCGCGCCATGGCTACTCGCTCTTCACGAGTCGTACCGTCGCCGTAGTTCTCGTCGCCAGCCCATTCGCCGGATTCAGACTCCGTGTCGATGAATTCGCCTTCAGCGAAGCGCCGTACTTTGCGTTTCGTAGCCATGTGGGTCTCCTAAATTAGCACTTACCGCCGCGCTTCATACCCTTGGTGCCGATGCCGCCAGGCACGCCGGCGCCAGGCATCTTGACCTGTTTGCCTTTGGTTTTGCCCTTAGCAGCAACGCCGTCGCGGCTGGGAGCAGCCGTGCGAACTTTGCCCATTGCGGTACCCGAAACTTTTTTCTCTGTAGCCATGATGTCACCACCTTTTGAAAATTTGCGGCCCTTGTCCGCGTTGGAAAAATCTTTGCCCACAGATTGTGGGACTCCCGCTTTCTTCGCAAATGCCGGGCTGTGGGCCACGGCTTCCATGAAGTTGTGTTGTTTCTTGCTAGTTGATGGCACTGCGTTGCTCCCTCATGAACGTGTCCAGCTTTTCATCCAGCCGATCCAACCTGGCCAAGACCCGATTGATGTCGTTGTGGACGTCTGCCTTGGTCACGTAGTCGCGCGCGTGCTCCTCCCGAGTCTTGCTCAAGAGAACTTCCAGCCGCTTGATGTCCGAAGACTTCTCCTTCAATACCCACATGAGTATTGCGATGAGAAGAGATAGGACGCCGTTCCATAGATTTAGCAGTTCCATGCCCGTAAACTCTTGTTAATGCGGCTGTTCGGGTCCTTCTTGGCCTTCTCGCCGGTCAACTTTTTCTTCATGCCACTCATCCTGGCACAGAAAGAGTCGCGCCTTGAGCCGCCCTCGGGTTGAGGGGGCTTCAAGTTCATCCCTTGCTTTTTGGCAGAGGCTCGCCCCTTGGCGTTCAAGCCGCCGTTGGGGTTCTTGCCTTCCTTGCGTTGCCATGCAGGAGACTTAGCCATAGAAAGCCACCGCAGTAACGTTGGCGCCACAGGTGACGATCAAGCTGGTTGAGCACAACACGCCTTCGCCCGGGACAAACACGCTGGTGGTTGCCGCAGCTGCAATGGTGTATGTGAACAGCGTAGTCGCGCCGTCAAGAATGGCAATGGTCGTTGCTGCTGACGCGCTAAACGTCAGGCCTTTGAAGCGCGTACGCCCCGCGTACACAGTCGTTGCTGTGCTTGCAGGGCAGCTGGCGCCTTTGACGTCTGTTTGCATACCCATGCTGGGCTCCTATCAGACGTTCTGCTGGCCGTTGTACGGGTCAGTGACGTAGTAAATGATCACGCCGCCAACAGTGCCGGTACCGGCAGTGCCGCCCACAGCGTTCGTCACAGTGACGTTGCTGGTTGCGTTCAGGATGGTGCCCATGGTAGCGCCAGCGCCCGTGTCGCCAGGGGCAACGGAAGAAATGGCGGTAACAGCGGCGTCGTTCAGCAGGCCGTTGGCCGACCCGGTGTAGCCCAGGTCAATAGTGCCGGTGCCCAGATCGTTGATGATGACTTGCGTGACCACGGCGCCAGCGGGAAGAACCACGGTGGAGGTGTCAGTTGCAGAGGCTTGGACGTTGCCAGCGGTGCCAGCAGCGGGGATGTAGAAAGTCGCGGCCATAACGCCGGAACCACAGTAAGCAGCGCGCGTTTGATCGCCGCCGCCCGAACGCCAAATGCTTTGGGTAGTAGAGACTGCCATTTCGAATTGTCCTTCGTACAAAGATCAGCGTGTCAGTTGTGTACGCATCTGCCGGATCAGTCTGACACACCGGGAGTTCCGGTTTCTCGCAATATACAGCAAAAGAAAAGGGGGCACAAGGCCCCCTTTTCGATTTAGGCTCCAGGGGAGCCGAAGATACCCAGCGGGTCAGACACGCCGAACGAATAACGCTCGCGGGCCTTGTAGCGGACGTTGCCGGTGTCGAAGTCGCCGTCCATGCTGTTTTGCAGCGGGGTACGAACGAAGTGCTTCAAACCGTTGGGCACGTCGGTCAACAGGAACCAAGCGTTGGTGTCGGTCAAGAAGTGGTTCACGGTGTAGCCACCGGGGATAGAACCGTTGTTCTTGATGGCGTTGATGTCATTGTCGTTGGTACCAACGCGCAGCTCGGTTTCGAGCAGGCGGGTAGCGACGAACATCAGTGCCGGGGGCACGACCAACTTCTTGGGCTTGGCAGCGATCAGCAGGCCGCGTTCGTCCGTCCAACCAGCGATCTGAATCACGGCGTTTTCCAACGACGTTTCGTTCAGGTCAGCGCCGGTAGCGGGGCGGTTGCTGTTGGTGCCACCAGAGATCAAGGGGTGAGCCGTAGAACACAAAACTTGGCCGTCACCGTAGGTGGGGCCGCCGGTGAAGGCGTTGTTCAGGATGTAGGCACCCTTGACTTGCTTGGTATAAGCCATACCACGGGCCAGGGCCTTGGTGTAGCGGCTGGAGAGGCTGTCATACAGGTTATCTTCCACGGCCTCTTCGGTGATGGAGAAGCCCATCGCGATGGTTTCGTGGGTGTAACGAGCAGTCCAAGCTTCTTGCGCATTGTCATAAGCAATGGCAGCGCCTTCGTTCTTCACCGGGGCGGCGGAGAAGCCAGACAGCTTGGTTTCCTCTTCAAAGCTACGCTCCGAGGTCTCGGTCTCGTAGATTTCCTTGTGCTCTTCGCCGTACTTGGCGTACTCAAGGCCGAACAGCGCGTTCAGGCCAGGGAGCAACTCTTTCAGCAGTTGTGCGCGTGAAATAGCCATTTATGACTCCTTAGACACCGGTGGTGCTGTTGTACTGATGAGTGTTGAGCTTCACCAGGATTTCGGGGTAACCCGTGGACGTCTGGGTCGCGGGGACCACATCAATCACGCGGATCGGCAAAGAGGCAGTGGTGTCTTCCGAACCAGCCAAAACAGACATGCTGGAGTCGCCGGTGGTGGTAGAACCGCCAGAGCCCAGGATCACAGACATGTTTGCGCCGCGAGCGGCGATGGTGGTGGTGCTGACAACAACGCTGGAACCGTCGGTCACGGCAACTTGGAACAGTGCCATGGGGTCATCGACGACGTAAGCAACAGCGCCGGTCACGACGGTGCCGTTCGGCCAGTATTGGCTGAAGGTAGGCTGACCGGTGGTCGGGTTGTTGTACGAACAGCCGACGAAAACGCCGACCATAGAGCCAGTGGTGGTGCCCGAAAAACGGGTAACGGTGCCCCCGGTAGCCAAGGTGACCAAGTCGCCGTAGTACATGCCAGCTGCGCCAGAAGCAATCGACAGTTGTCGAGTTGCGCCAGCGTAGGGCAGACCATCAATGCGGTTGATCGGCTTGAAGCCGTAGGGAGCGCTAACTGTGGGATAAGCCATGTTGAGACTCCAAAAAGTTTAAATACCTTTTCCAAAAGTGACCTTCGAAGACCGCTCTTTGAAAAGCGGCATCCGCGGGTCATTTTCGCGCATGTAGGTGTTGTCCACAGAGTTCATTTGAGCGTCCGCTTGTTGGCGGTAGTAGTCATTACGATCCTCAGTGAATTCCACCGGGGTTTTGCAAAGCAACAGGCCACCGATTTCAATTGAGTCCGGGAAGCGGGTAGCCCCACCGGCGATCATTGTGATTTCGGGATGCTCAGAAGCCTTGACAGGTTCCCAACCCTCGCGGAGTTTTGAAGAGATGTTGATGGCATCAGGATTGTTCAACGTGCTCAAACGCACCCAGCGAAACACGTAGCCCGGCTCCGGGTTCGGATCAGGCAACAACTGCGGAGGTGCCCACTTGCGCGGACGTGCAGCTTTTTCGCGGGTTTCGAGCTCGCGGCTCGCGCGCTTGGATTGTCCAGTTTCTTCTGTCATTTTCATTTCCTCATTTCATCCGCAACCTTACGCGCATAGAGTTCCAAAGGAACGCCCAGGCGTTTGGCGATTTCGACCTGCGATTTGGTAAGTACGACTTTTCGAGGCGCAGTACTACGCGTTGCCGGTGCGACAACGTTTGATTTCTGGCGCTGAGGAGACGCATCAGCGGGCTTCTCTGATTCAAACGACTCAGGAAACCGATCCCGCATCTCCTTGTCGATCCGGGCAAAGTATTCCGGTGACGTTGTGGAGACGCCTTCATTCTGTACCAAGTCTTCATGAACCGCCGCAGCGTAAGCGGTCATTTTGCGGTTGGTACCGAACCAGGGATTCCGCTCTTGCCATTCAGCAACCCGAGGGTCCCGCTGAGGGGCTGGAGCTTGTTGACGAGTTTGTACATCAACTTTTTCTTCTTGTAAAGGGGCCGGCTTAAAATTGTTGACTTTTTCTGCTTTGATTTTTGCAGAGGTCAACTCTTCTTGCGCGGCCACCAAGGCGTCAGAGTCGCCAGACTCATACGCATACTTGTACTTGCGCTTGGCCTCTTCGACCTCGTTCGCAACCACTTTCTTGGCTTGCTCCAGCAGGGCATTTTGGCCTTGAGACAGCGAGCCCTTGAGCTTCTTGTTCTCTTCAGCGATAGCCTGTGCAGCACGGATAGCTTCCTCGCGCTCGCGGAAGGCCGTTTCTTTGGCGCGCCGCTCTTCGTGGTAGCCCTTGGTGAAGTGCTGGATGCGCTTCTTGACACTCTCGTCGTACTTGTCCAACTCTTCGTCGGTCATTTCCTTGGGAGGGTCAGCCATGGGCTTGCGGCCACGGTCTTCTGGCGGCGTGTCGTCAACAACCTCAATCTCGGGCTTGGTGTCGCCTTCTACTTCGAAGTCAGGCTCTTCTTTGGCCTCCACAACTTTGCCGCCCTTGCGGGGGTTGTCGTCGGTGTCCGGGAATTCAAATTCTGTTTTGTCCATGTCGGCTCCTTACAGACGCGTGATGCCGCGCGGGTCCTGGACCACAGCTTCCACCGAGTCATCATTGATGAGGCGGAACTCTTTGCCGTGAATCTTGATGCGGGTGCCGGTGTTGGGGCGCACAAGGACAAAGTCCCCCTGCTTACACGACGGGCCGCTTGGGAAGCGCTTCTCATCTTTGAACGCGTCCGGGCCAAGCTTGACCACGAACAGCACAGGAGACAAAAGCTCTTCGTAATGCATGGTTTGGCCGGCTTTGACAAGCCCGCTATCCCCATACTCTTCCTCGATCTCGGGCAGTACACACAGGACGTGGTACGTCACCGGATCGGGTACCTGTCGGGCTTTCTCTTCCGCCGAGGCGTTCAGAATGCCGGACAGGTCAACTGCCGATACATCAAATTCAGTCATCTTCAAACTCTTTCAAACGTCGCACGAGGTCGCCCAGCTCTGACTGTGCGGTCTGGAGACCTCGGATGAATCCGCACAGTTCTCTGTAGTGAGCGAAGTCGCGTGCGCCTCCGTCACCCAGCAGTTCGATGATGTCTTTCTTACGTTGTTCGAGCTTTGAATCAACGTACTCATAGGCTTTTCTGTCCATCAATCCTCTTTAGGTTTTTTCGCCGGCTTTGTTTTCGGCTGGGCAGCGGCCTGGCGCGCGCTGTGGATGGCTTGCGCAGCGGAGAGATTTGCCTTTCGCTCCGCGTGGTCCATCTTTTGCGCGTGCACCTGGCCGCCGTGGGCCAGCTGTTGCTGGGCTTGTTGCTGCTGCATGGCTTGCTGTTGAGCCTGCTGCTGTTGAGCTGCTTGTGCTTTCATTGCCGCGATCTGCTGGTCCAGCTTCATGCGGGCCACCTCAAGCGCGTGAATCTCCTGGGCCTGCAACAGTTCTTGCTGCACGCGCATGGCTGCGATCTCGGGGTCTTCGCCAGTCTTGGCCGCGCCTTCGCGCGCCTTGAGTGCCAGCTCTTCTGACTTGAGCTGCAAGTCGCCCAGAACCTTGAGCTGCTTGGTCTCGGCTTCTTGTTCCTTGATCTCCAGCTCTTTCATCTGAATCTGGATCATGGGGTCCTGCATCGCTTGCTGCGCCTGTTGCTGCTGTGCCTGGCCTTTGCTTTGAGCCAGCACTTGCTGTGCGGCCTTGGCCACCATGCGCGACAGCCCCACTTCCAGCTCCTCCGGCATTTCCTCGTCCGGCTTGGGCATGGGCAGGCCGAGCTGCTCCTCGACCTTTTTGCGGTACGCAAACGCCAGGTGCTCACTCACGTGGGCCATGATGGCAGCTTGCATCTTCTGCGCTTCAGGGTTTTGGCCGATCTGCTGCATGAGCATGGGGTCCTGGAGCATGGCCATGTGCACAGCGATGTGCGCATCGTGGTCCTGGTAGATAAACGCCTTGGTGGGCTTGCCTGTCAGGAAGGCCATGTTCTCCGACACAGGGTCGCGCGGCTTCATGTCGTCCTCGATCGGCACCAGCTTGTCAGCGTTCTTGATGCCCAGCACCTCGATCATCTGGCGGTGCAGCACGGGCAAGTCATAAATCTGAGGGGCGCCCTGGGCCAGCTGAATCACAGCTTGGTACTGCATGATCCGCTGCGCCATGGTGGCGCTGTTGGGATCGGACACCGGGATCACGTCCACCGAGTCATAGTCCGCCTGCTTGGCCATGCGGTCGCCGCTGGCGGGGTCGAACTCATACTCTTTGGGAGCGTAGTCGCGGATGATGCCTTTGAGGAGCTTGAACTCCTGCTTCATGCTGTAGTGCACGCGCGCCTGCACGGCAGACATGGTCTTGAGCTGGCGTTCCAACAGGGCCAGCGTGGTACCCACCGGAGCGTTCGCGCTCATGTCAGACACGTTCATGTCGGCGATCGAGCCCAGGCGACGTGCTTCTTCGGTGATTTTGTCCAACAGCCCGGCCAGCACTTGGCTTGGCTCTTTGTATGGCAGCGCCATGATGTTGTCTTTGATCGAGCCGCTGGGCACGTCAACATCACGGAACTCTCCGGGAGCGATCGGGGTGTCGTCACCCTTCACGCGCAGACCGCGGGACTTCAGTCCTCCGGGAAGGTTAGACAGAGTACCAGCATCAATAAGCTGGCGAATGAGAGAAGTACCGGCTCTTGCATACCCACCGATAAGATGAATGTAGCCAAAACCGTAAGCGCCAAAACCAGGAACGTAGTCATACTGAACAAAGTGTTGTCGTTTGAGTTTCTTGGGATCGGCCTCGTCCCAGTTACGGCGGATGGCCAGGACCTTGTTGGTGCCCTTGTCGATGGTGATGACGTAGGGGCGCGCGATCTCATCAGGGTCTTCGTAGCCCGGCAGGTCGTAGTCCAGGTGGACTTCGTAGACGTGATACCGGTCATCGTCAGTCAGGGAGTAACCTTGGTCTTCCGCTTTCTTCTTCTCGATGTCGGTGGTGAGCGTCATGGGCTCGCCCAGGTCGGCTTCTACGTAGAACCCAGCCACCGTCAGCTTGCGGATGTCATTCTTGGTTTTGCGCATCAGGTGCGATACGCGCTCTGAGCTACGGACGTTGGCCGCGCCGTACGGCATGATGAGCTCTTCAGCCGGCACAAAGATGGCGACCTGGCGCTCAAGGCTCGGGTCGTAATACACCTTCTTAAACGCTGCACCTGCCAGGCCCAGGTTGAACAGCATGCGCTCATGCTCGGGGCGATACTCAGTCATCACCTCGGTGAGCTGGTAGTTCATGTCGTCCCGAACACGCTCGGCGGCTTCCGTTTTGAGGCGGTCGATCGCTCCAACAATTTCAGTTTTAACGGGGCCAGCGGCCGGGAACGTTTCAATAATCGTCTCGCTCTGAAAGCGGACAGCGGCCTCCGTGAGAAGCGTCGAAAATACACCACAAGCGCCATTCCACGGTTCCGTACGTTCCTCATACTTCATCCCCAGGACCTCAAGGCCCTTCACGTACATTTCTACCCAGTCTTTGCGAGACGTGATGTCTGCCTCGACCAGCTCCATGATTTCAGAGCCGACCTTTTGCAGCTCGCCCTCGTCCATGTATTCAGCCAGGTTGGCGTCGAACGGCTCCAGCTCTACCTCAGCCCCGCCGGGCTCAAGATCAATCTCCAACCCGTCCATGCCAATGTGCACGGCCTCAGGGTCTTCAATCTCAATTTCGAGGGCCGGACCCTGATCAAACTCGTCGGGGACGATTGAGTCGAGGCCCAGCGGGGCGGCGTAGATGCTTTTTTCCATGGTGTTCCCTTAATAGTACGCCGGCCTGCGCGGGGCTTGGAACGGCGTGTTGTCGTGCTTGTCGGTGGACAGATCAAGCAAGCCGCCTTTGCGGATACGCATCAGTGCCAGCGTCATTGCGTCCACCTCGTCATCATTCTCGCCTGCGGGAAACGCCAAAATCTCTTCAACCGTAGCAGCTGCCCAAGCGGTCTCTGGGAACCATACGTGTCCGGCGGCAAACATGTCTGACACTGCATTCACCCGGGCAATCTTGTCTTGACCTTTGCCCGGCGCGAAGTCCTGGACAAATATACCAGACCGTTTCATTTCGTCAATGAGCGGCTGACCGCTTGCTTTTGCTTCGATGATCACGCTGTCGGGCTCCCACTCCTCGTACTGCTCATGCGCCATTTGCTTGAGCTCGGGGAACTCGTACTTGCCCTTGACCCGGTTGAGCAGGATCACGTTGGTTTGGTTGGTTTCTTCATCGAACCACACGCCCCATGTATGGCACACCGAGAAGTCAGACCGCTCCTTGGTTGTGAGCGCCGTGTCGTAGGACTGCACGATGAACTGAATCTTGGGCGGGTCTTCCTTGGTCCACCACTTGACCCAGTCGCGCTTGATAATGGCAGCTTCCGCGGCCGTGGGGTTCTGCTGGTACTGCGCGTACCATTGCCACATGATGTGGTGCATCGACGCCCGGGTCTGTTGCAGGGACTCAATCGACCACTGCTCCGGCCAGATAGACTTCTCATTATCTGTATGTTCATACAGTATGGCTGGAAACTCGAACGGCTCGTACACGTCGCCGCCGTCGTTCTGCGCGCTGTCTTTGAGCAGGCGGCCGATCAGGTCCCGCTGGTGCCACCGGGTATGCAGAACACAGATTTTCCCCTCGGGCATCAAGCGAGTACGCAAGCCGGCCGTGAACCATTCATACGTGCTGTCCAGGGAGGTCGTGTTTCCCGCCTTGATGTCCTGTTCAGACAGCGGGTCGTCGGCAATGATGAGGTGTGCACCCCGGCCGGCCAGCGCGCCGCCCACACCGATCGAGAAATATTCGCCCCCGGCCGTCGTGTTCCACTGCGCAGCCGCCTTGGCGTCCGCCGCGATGCGCGTTCCTGGAAAGATTTTCTGGTATTCCGGGGTGTTGATGAGGTTTCGCACCTTGCGGGCCATGACCACCGCCAAATCAGCAGTGTGGGAGGCCACAATGACCTTGTGATCGGGGTGCCGGCCGAGGTACCAGGCCGGGTAATAGATGGAAATCATCTGCGATTTGCCCATACGAGGCGCCATGGACACCGCAATTCGCTCTTTCATGCCCCGTTCGACGTCCATCAGCAGCCCGCCGAGGCGTTTTAGGTGCGCGCCAAACTTGTAATTGGTGTCAATGGCTGCAATGAAGGCCAAAAAGTCGTTTTGGCAGATGCTGGCACGCTTTCTCTCTTCCAAAACCTCCATCATGGCCAACAATTCGGCCGCTTCCTCCTTGGAAGCACCCTTTATGACCCGTTCCAGCGTCTGTTTGTCGAGAATATTGGGTAGCATGGGGGATTTTTGGCTTTACTCGCGGCCTGTTACGTCCGTAACGTCCATATCCAGCTGTTTGCTGGTGGTGGGCTCGAACACGGAGCCCTCAATTACCTTGGTCAGGCGCTCTCGCAGCATCTGTTCCAGCTCCTCCGTCGGGCGGTGGCGCATCGTGATCTCGGTTTTGTCGGTGAACAGGCCCACGTCGCTGATCTTGCCGATCATTTCCAGGGCTTTGAGCTGCACCCGCGGGTCTTTGTTCTCGGCCAGCAGCACCAATTTGTTGGTCACGAAGTTTCGCAGCTGCAGTGCGGACTCAATCACAGCTACTGAGTATTCATCCAGTATAGCCTTGGTCTGCACAACGATGGCAGGGTTGGACAGGTCGTCTTCGGCCATGCGGCCGGTCTGGAATCCCTTGATCGCGCGGTCGCGGTCGTCCTTGGTCAGCTCGCCGTCCGGGGCCACTTCAAGCATCATGAGCGTTGAGTAGGCGGCATTGACCCGCTCTTCCAGGGAAGTGAAGGTTGGCGTGAAATCCGCCAGGGGAACGTCGTAGTCGATGACTGGTGTGTACATGGAGGGAATCGCACTCCTGTTGTTGGCCGAAGTGTACTGTATTTTTTCGCAGTGTGTGTTTTATTTTTCAGACTGGCTTTTTAATTTGGATGGGGGGCTTTTCCTATATGAAGGGGGGTGGGTCTAGGAAA